TTACGACTCTCGCCAGGGGTCAGGCTCCCACATCGGGTGAAACGCGTAGGAGCGAACGACCTTCCACCGCGCCCCTTCATCGCTCTTACGCGTGCTGATCACCACGCGCCTCAGCCCCTGTCGGAGTATCGCGTTCCGCTCCAGGTCGCTGATGGTCTTCCACTCCGCGATCAGGCCGACCAGAAGAGGACGGAACTCGGCCCGGGTGGGCATCTCCTCCACGGCGGCCAGGGATTGCAGGCCCTCGACCAACTTCTTTTTCTGCTTGGTGAGTTCGTCACGCACGCGGGCGAAGCTGTCCGCCGGGTACTTCTGCGGGTTCAGGGTGTAGTCCATCACCAGCCGGTCTAGGGCGTCCTCTACTGTTTTCAGCTCGGCTTGGGTGCGTGCTCGGTCCACCGTGAGGGTGGCGCGAGGATCGGCCGGCGCGGTGCGTTGAACGGGGATGCCGCTTTCCGCGTCCACGTCGTCCGCTACTTCGCGCTGGAGCCAGTCCAACGTCTCCCGCTCGACCTCGTCGCGACGTACGTACAGGCCGCGCTCACACTCTCCCTGGCCCTTCGCCTTGTGAGCACCGCAGACGAACGCCCACCCGTTTTCGTACCTGCCCTTGGTGCCGGGGACGCGGCCTGTGCGCGCGGCTCCGAAGCCGCGGCACTCGGCGTGGCGGATGAGGCCGGTGTGTGTGTACGTGGCCCGTCGCGCGCGGGGCGGGCGTTGCTTCACGTCGGCGCGGTGGGCCTGGTAGTCCTCCCACTGGGTGGGGGTGATGAGCCCCGGGTGGGCGCCCGCCTGGTAGATGATTCGCCCCTCGCGGCACCGGTCAAAGACCTTCGTGCCGTACCCGCATCCGCACTTCGGATCATGAAGACGGAGCAGCCCAGCAGCGAATCCGCTGTCTAGGTACCGCTGCACCGTGTTGGGCGCCCAGCGGTTCCCGAGGGTGGTACGCAGGCCGAGTTCGTCGTTCAGCCAGTGGGCAAGGGCGGCGAAGCCCTCGTTGTCGAGCTTGCGCTCGTACAACTCGGTTGCGACTTCGGCGTATTCGGGGTGCGGTTCGTAGCGCTCCTCCTGCATACGCCAGCCTGTTGGCTCGGTGGCGTCGGGTACTCGGCGCGGGTGCCAGATGTACCCGAAGCGGGGCCGGCCGACGGCGGGCAGCCCGAGCGACCGGCGGTGAGCGTGGGTGTCCTTCCAGTTCTCGCCGATGCGGTCGCTCTCGAACGCGGCGAGTTCGAGCATGAGGCCGCGCTGAAATCGTCCGATGGCGGTGGTGGCGTCGACTTGTTCGGTTGCCGATTCGAGCCTTCCGCCCCGCGCTTCGAGTCGGGCGAGGTTGACGGCGTTCCCGGTCCTGTTGCGGCCGAACCGGGAGTATGCCCAGACGGCGACCCCTCGGCCTTCGCCACGCTCGACCCGCTCAATTAGACCCATGATCTTGCGATTGAAGGTCCGGCCGGTGGCGTCGAGGTCTTCCACCCAGTCGACGATGCGGCGGCCGGTACGGGCCGCCCACGCTTCGATTGCGGAGCGCTGCAGCTCCGGGCTGATCTTCTCTTCTTTCCAGGTCGAGACCCTGATGTACGCGAAAAAGGACTCGCCCTCCTCGACGGGCGAGCCCTGGAAAGTGGCAGGTACTTGCTGTGGTGTCACGGCTCCTCCGGCGCGGCCGTGAGAAGGCCGCGCGATACGTGGGTGAGTGCGAGCGCGTACCCGGCGTGGTGCGCGTCGGTGAGCTGCTGGGGGGTGGGGTCGGTGGTGGTCGTGCTGGTGACCCGCCGCAGGGTCAGGAGGTGGGCACCGATGGCGACTCCGGCCGCGATGGCGATGGTGGCCGGGGTGATGGTGATGCGGTGCATGTGCCCTCCGTGGCGGTGCTGTGCTATCCGGCGGTGGGGTCACCGGGTGTAAGTGTGTTGACGACCCCCCGGAACACCTGGCGCGCGGTGGGGTCTGTGATGCCGAGTTCGTCAGCTGCCTGGTCGGCCGTCATGTGGCCTTGAGGTCGCTGGGCTCTATCCAGCTCGTCGGGGGCGATGACGCCCGCCTCCACGAGAAGGACGACCATCGGGACATCTAGTGCCGTGCCGATCTTTTCGAGGATCGAAATGTCGGCGCTGCCTGTACCGCGCAGGATGCGGCTGATGGTCGGCTTGCTGATGCCCGCGTCCTCGGCGAAGCGGGTGACGCCGCCGCCGCGCGGGCTGAGGACGTAGCCCTCAGCGATCAGCCGGTCACGAAGCCATTCGGCGAAGTCCTGCGAAGTTCGTTTCATGAGCGAAACGTATCGCGCGTGAAACGGGCACGCTATTCGGTCTCGCGGTACGTCCAAAAATCGATTCACAGATCATGACAAACCCCCCGCCCCGTGTAGATCTACTCGAACTCTCGCTCGATCGTCGCTCACTGCACCCTACGCGTCAAGACGCTTCGCTTGTGAAGGAACTGTAAACCAGACCGAAGATCCGGTTTTCGAACCCCCATACGGATCACCCCTGAGACGTGCTACGTTTCTCTCGTGAAACATACGTTTCGCCGCTGAGAGGAACGCACCGCCATGTCGTACGACCGCACCACCCTGCTCGCCGCCGCTCAAGCGCGCGGCGACCAGCACTACCGCGAGATGGGCCAGCGCCTCGGAGTCAGCCGCGCCACCGCGTGGCGACTCTGGACCGGCCGCACCGCGCCGTCCGCCGTCACCGCCGCCGCCTGCGAGCGCGAATACGGGGTTCCCGCCCGCCAGCTCCTCGCCCCGGCCACCGCGTGACCAGCACCGTCATCCCCCGCGACCAGGTCATCCGCAACATGCGCGCCGCCCTTGACCGGGCCCGCGCTCGCCGCGACGCCGACCGCGCCGCCGGACGCCTCGCCCCCGACGTCGAGCTGATCCTCCGCCGCCTCGAACGCGACCGTCAGCAGTCCGCCGCTCGCGCCGCCTGAAAACGCACGGGCCGTCCCGGATTGCGCCCGGGACGGCCCACCACGACCCGTGAGGAGACACGACTCGTGAACACCCAGCACAGTACCCGCCGCCCGCTCCGCGCCGCCCAGGCCATCCGTGGCGGGCAGGCCGGCCGCCGCCACATCACCCGCACCGGCGTCATCCGCCGCCAGCTCGACCAGATCGCCCCCGGTGTCGCCGTCGTCTGCCTGGTGCCGGTCATCACCGCCGGGCACCGCGGTACGCACGTCATGCTGCTGAACGATCTGGCGCAGCCGATCGGCGACGACGCCGCCGCCCGCGCCGCCGGTCGTCTGCTCCGCCGCGCGTTCCCCGCCACCCGCGCCACCGCCCACGACTACTACGTGCAGTCCGGCTGCCTGGTGGACGCCACCCCCGCCGCCCCGGCCGTGCTCGGCACCGACACCGCCCCGGCCGCCCTGTGATCCGCCCCTGCATCACCGCCGCCGGTGACCGCGTCCGTCTGCCCGTCGGCGAGCAGCTGCTCGTGCCCCTGGTCGACGCCCTCGCCATCGCCTACACCGAGGACCCCGACGGGGTCGGCCGACTGCTCACCGGGCACGCCGTGCGCGTGCTCGCCCTCGACTACGCCGAGTGCTCCCTCGACATGCCGGAGCACGAGCGGTCGACGCGAGCGGCCGAGGCCGACGGCAGCCGCGAGGCGCTGCTCGGCGAGCTGCCCGCCGAGGTGCAGCGGGACCCGCTACTCACCCCGGACGACGCGATCACCTTCGCTACCCGCTTGACCAAGATCGCCGGATTCATCCGGCTGCACCCCCGAAAGGCCCGCCGCTCATGACGATGACGCTTGCCGAGCGCCCGCAGGCACCCGTCGCCTCCCAGCCCATCCCCGGCGGCTCGCTCGCCATCCACCCCGAACAGACCGCATGGACGGCCGATCAGGTCGCCGTGCTCCGGCAGGCCGGGATCAAGGACCAGGTGTCCCCCGCCGAGCTGTCCGGCTTCCTGCACCTGTGCCAGCGCACCGGACTGGACCCCTTCTCTCGACAGATTTACCTGATCGGCCGGTGGAGCAAGAAGGACGGGCGGGAGGTCTACACGCCTCAAACCGGCATCGACGGATACCGCGTCATCGCCCAGCGGGTGACCGCGCAGACCGGCGGAACGTACGGTTACGAGGACACCCTGTGGTGCGATTCGTCCGGCCGGTGGCGTGATGTGTGGCTCTCTGAGGCTCCCCCGGCCGCCGCGAAGGTGACCGTTATCCGGAACGGCCAGCGGTTCTCTGCGGTCGCAGCGTTCCGGGAGTACGTGCAGACGTGGCCGGACGGCAACGCCAAGGGTCTGTGGGGGCAGATGCCTGCCGGCCAGGTCGCGAAGTGCGCCGAGGCGCTCGCGCTCAGGAAGGCTTTCCCGCATGACCTCGCCGGGGTGTATACGGCCGAAGAGATGGGCCAGGCCGACAACACCACGGCCGATGCACCGGCCCCGCAGATGCAGCGGGCGCAGCAGGGGGAGCCCGACGAGTGGGCCACGGCGCAGCCGCGCCGGAACTACCTCGCCGAAGCGCGCGCTGCTGAATCCGCTGAGGACGTGCGCACGATCTACCGCGCCGCCATGGCCGAGTTCGGCCCCGACACGGCGACCGCGCAGGAGATCGCAGCTATCGGCGCGACGAAGCCGGGGGCGAAGTCGCCCGCCCCAGCTGCCTCGAACCCGGTCGGCCCCTCCCCGCACTCCATGTCCGACGCCATGGCGGCCGAGGGCGCCTACGACGACGGCTACCGGCACCCCGTCGACGCCCACCGTGCGGCCCCGGACTCCGCCCCCCGCATGGAGCGGGTGCCGGACCCGGCCGACGAAGCAGCCGCCGCCGAGAACCGGCTCCGCCTCGCCGCGTCGGCAGCCGGACTGGCCACCCTCGACGCCGACTTCGAGCGCGCCTACGGCCTCCCGATCGCCCAGGCCCCGGCCGCCCCGCTGCTCGCCATGGCCGAGATGATCGAGAAGGCCGACCAGCGATGACCGAGACGCAGACGGCCGAGACGCCGTTGACCCCGGTCGAGCAGCACCACTACGACACGATCACGGAGCGGATCGGGCTCAACCGCCTGGCCGCCGAGGAGGCCGCCGTCCGGGGCGAGAAAGCCCCGGGCCCGGCCGAGGAGACCGCCCCGGTCGTCACCGTTCCGGACCCGGCCGCGATCCGCGAAGCCGTCACCGAGCAGGCCGTGTTGGGCGCTCTGCTCGACGAGGTCAAAGCCGCGTACGCCGCCGCCCGGACCGAGGCCGAGCACCTGCTCACCCAGCAGTACAAGGCGACCGGCTCGACGAAAGTCGACGTCAACCTGCCGGACGGCACGAAGGTCGGCAGCATCACCCGGACGCCGGGCGAGACCGCCGCGAAGGTCATCGACGAGGAGCGGTTCCGGGCGTGGGTGCGTGACACGTACCCGTCCGAGCACGTCGTCAAGGCGATCCCGATGCGCATCGTCGCCGAGGTGCAGCCCGGCTTCACGGCAAAGCTGCTCGCCGAGATGACGGCGGCCGGCCGGGCGCAGTACGCCGACCCGACGACGGGCGAGGTGCACGACGTGCCCGGGGTGGCCATCGCCCCGGCCCGTGCCGCGTCCACCCGGATCACGTACGGGCGGAAGTCGAAGGGCCAGCCGCTCACCGGCCGTGAGTTGATCGCCGGGGCGTGGCAGGGGCAGGGCCTCGCCGCCCGCTACCTGCCCGCGCTCGCCCCGGCCGCCGTGCCGCCCGCCGCCGAGTAGCCACCCCCGTAGGGCCCGCCCGCCTCGACCGGGCGGGCCCCGGAAGGACCACCATGCCCATCATCACGGCCGCCGCTCGGCTCGATCGGGCCCGCCGCCACCTCGACACCCCGCCGCCCGCCACGCTCCCCGGACAGCTCGCCGTCGAGGCCGAGCCCACGCCGCGCCCGTGCGAGGACGGCAACCCCCAGTGCCGTGCGCTCCCGACCCGCCCGTACCCGTGCGGCCCCCGCTGCGACGACCACCAGCCCGCCAACACCCGCCCGTACTACCAGCCGAGGAGGACGACGTGACCGTGACTCTGCTCCCGCCGGTCTCGTACGGCCTCGCCGCCCACCGCGACGACCAGGCCCTCACGACCGGCCCGCGGTTTGTGCGCACGGGCGGCATGTCCCGCTGGCACCGCCCCCGCTCCGGAGTCCTCATGGCCGACGGCCGCACGATCTACACCGTGTGGTGCGGGCAGCAGGTCGGCGGATGCAGCCGAGCCGCCGCGATGCAGACCGCCGAGACCGTGCCCGACGACCTGCCGGTGTGCGCCACATGCGACGGACGGGCCGTCGGTGCCGGGCAGGAGCAGGACGGCCCGGCCGGCCGACGGCTGCTGTTCGGGCCGCGCACCCTCACCCCGCCCCGGTGGTGCCCCGGCTCCCGGACCGACCTGTACGAGCCCCTGCCGGGCGGTACGGCCGCCGAGTGCCTTGCCTGCCGCGACGTGCACCCCATCCGCGCCATGGGCGGCCCGTACAACTCCCGCGCCGCGATCGTCCAGCACCCGCCCGGCGAGGCCCTGTTCGCCCCGTGCGAATTCCACCGCTGGAAGCACCCCGCCCGCACCCGCGAGGGCCGCCTCGCCTGCGCCTGCGGACGCCCCCTCACCACCCCCTGACGGCCCGGGGGCGAGGCCGAGCCGCCGCGCCCCTCGCCCCCGGCGCCCACCCCCTGAGCAAGGAGCACAACCCCAGTGCCATGGTTCAAAGTGGACGACACCGCCCACGTCCACCCCAAGCTGCTGAAGGCCGGAAACCCGGCCATCGGTCTGTGGATGCGCGCGGGGGCGTACGCCGCGCAGCACCTCACCGAAGGCACCGTCCCCGGTGTCGTCGCCCAGCTCTACGGCACCGCGCCCCAGGCCCGGAAGCTGGTCGCCGCCGGTCTCTGGCACGCGGCCGGCCACTCCTGCACCCGGTGCCCGCAGCCCGCCGAGGGCGACTACGTGATGCACGACTTCTTGGTCTACAACCCGACCAAGTCGGCCGTGGAGAAGGACCGCGAGAAGGCCGCCGACCGCCAGCGCCGAGCCCGCGAGAAGGCATCGGAGCGACAGAACCAGACGCGTAATCGCTCCGATCAGCCGCGCGAAAACGAATCTTTCGCGGGTGAAAGGTCGGCGGAAAATCTCGAAAGCGCCTCGGAAAGCATCGCGTTTCCGGATCTTTTCGCAGGTCAGGAGGGGTTGTCACAGCGTGACGGTATGGACCCGTCACGGTCCCCCCGACCCGACCCGTCCCCTACTACTCCCTTCGGGAGTAGTAACCCCCCTAACCCCCAAGGGGGGAAGGGCGCAGCCGCCGAGCTGGTCGAGGAGTGGTGGTCAACGTACGGCCGAGGCACGGCGCAGTCCCGGAAGACCGTGGCCCGTGCGGTCGAGGACGCCCTCGGCAACGGCCTGGCCCCGGCGCTGCTGGCCGCCGCGCTCGACCGGCTCGGCCAGACCTCGAAGCCGGTCACGGGCGGCACGTTGCAGTTCGCCTTGAGCGACCTCCGCCGCCCGGCTGCCGGTGCCGCTGTGATCCCGCTCAACCCGCACGCCCCGCGCCCCCTCGGCCGCGCCGCCCAGGCCGCCGCGTGGATGGCTGACGCGATCCAGAACGACCCGCAGGAGGAAGCCCGATGAAGCGCGCCCATGTCGCCGTCCTGCTGGCCTACGTCGACAAGCTCGCCCCGGACCGGGCCCCGACGACCAAGGAGGCCGTCCTCGAACGGCTGGACGCGTGGGCTGATGTGCTGCTGGACGTGGCACCCCGGGCCGCGCACCCGGAGGGCCATGACTGGGACGCGTCGCACGTGGTGCGCCACCACATCGCGAGCAGCCCCTACCCGATCAAGCCGTCCGATGTCAGTCGCCCGTGGTACGCGTGGCGGGCCGACGTGATCCGCGCCCACGCGACCACGTTCGAGCCCCGACTTCACCCGGAGATCGACCCCGACCCCGACCCCGGGCCCGAGTATTTCGCCGCGCTGCGGGCCCGGTTGCATGCCGTTGCCGCCGGTGAGCAACCCCCGGTGACCCTCCGTGCGATCGGCCCGGCCTCGCTCGCCCCGGAGACCCCGGAGCAGGCCCGCCAGCGTGAGGAGTTGGTGCGCCGGATGAAGGCCGGGCACCGCGCTGGCCGCGACGACAACGCCCGCCGCCTGGCGCTCGTCAGCCAGTTTCCCGACCTGCTCGCCGCAATGCACCGGCTGCCCGGTCACCGCATGTGGCGGGGGTCCGTGGGCGGTAACGCCCGTGCCGCCGCGATCGTCGCCGATGCCGAAGCCCGAGCCGCCAGCACCACCACCCGTGAGGAGCAGCCCGCATGAACCGCCACACGAAGTACCGCCGCAAGAGCGACGGCCGTGACCGCACCTGGACCCACGTCTCGTGGAGGGTCACCGCGTCGTGGGACTCCCGCCCGGACCGGCCGGCCGTGCGCACCACGTCGGACCGGAAGGCCCGCGACCGCATGGTGCGCGACTGGGCCGCCGACGGGGCGTACGTCATCGTCGAGGAGGCCGACGGGTACAGGTGGCGGACGCTCCGCGAGGTGAACGGGCCTGAACTGGCCGCCGCCGTCGCTGCTGAGCGGGCCGCGCGGGACGAGGCGGAGGCCGCCGCCCGCGACGCCCGGCACCGCGCCGACTACGACCGGCAGGTGCACGTGCACCAGGCCGCCGCCGCCGACCGCGCCGCCGCCGAACACGACGACCTCGCCGCCCTGATGCGCCGCCCGCCGATCGCCCGCCACGCCACCGGCCAGACCACCGCCCGCCACATCACCGGCAGTCAGCGGTGATCCCCGACGCTGTGGCCGCGATCATCGCCGCCACGATCCGGGACCACCCGACCAACACCCCCGAGGAGCAAGGCCGCAGGGCCGTGCGCGAACTGCGGGATGCGGGCTGGACCATCGCCGCCCCGGACGTCATCGCAGCCGCTCTGCGGGCCGCGTAACCCCTTCGCAGGGGGGGTGCCCACGCAGGACAACAGGGCACCCCCCTGCCGTGCTACGTTTCTCACCAGAAACATACGTACGCCTCCTGAAACGACCTGTGAGCCATCGCTCAGACCGGAAGGACCGCGCCCATGCCGCCCAGGCCCCGCCCTACCGCCGCATGGCGCTACTGGTCCCGCGTCCGGTTCGACGGCCCCCTCCCGCTCGTTCGCGGAGTCCTCGGCCGCTGCCACGAATGGACCGGCGCCCGCGACCAGCCGGGCTACGGCACGTTCTGGCTCGGCCGCACCGTCAAGGTTCACCGGCACGCGTACCGCCTCGCGGGTCTCCCGCTCCCGGCCGACCTCGACGTTGACCACCGCTGCCGCAACCGCGCCTGTGTCCGCCCGAGCCACCTCCGCGCCGTCACGCACCGCGTGAACGTTCTCGCCAGCACCAACCACGTCGCCCTGCGCGCCGCACAGAAGGCGTGCCACCGCGGCCACCCGTTCGACGCCGTCAACACGATCCGTGCGAAGAACGGCACTCGGAAGTGCCGGGCGTGCAAGAACGAACGCGCCCGCGCCGCATACCGCACCACCACCCCCGAAAGGCAGGCCGCCTGATGGCAGGCGAAACCGTGATCACGTACGTCGGCAATCTCGTCGACGACCCCGAGTTGAAGTTCACCCCGGCCGGCCACGCCGTCGCGAAGTTCCGCATGGCGTCCACCCCCCGCACGTTCGACCGCCAGACGAACGAATGGCGCGACGGCGACAGCCTGTTCCTCACCGTCACCGCCTGGCGCTCCCTCGCCGAGAACGTCGCCGGATCACTCCAGCGCGGCATGCGCGTCATCGTCCAAGGAGCCCTGAAACAGCGCTCGTACGAGGACCGCGAGGGCGTCAAGCGCACCGTGTACGAGGTCGAGGCCGAGGATGTCGGCCCTTCGCTCAAGGGCGCGACCGCCGCCGTCACGAAGACCAACGGCAACCAGGGCCGCCAGCAGTCCCAGCAGCCCAGCAGCGGCGGATACGGCGCACAGCAGCCCGCCCGCGACCAGTGGAACACCGGCCAGCAGCAGAACGGATGGGGACAGCAGCGCCCCGGAGAGCCCCCGTTCTGATCTCCCCCGCGCGGCGACCGGTCGCACCGCCCGCCGCGCGCGTGAGCAACCCACGCCCCCCCCCTCGCTCCACATTCGAGAGGACCCCATGAACACCCAGCCCGACCAGTGCCGCACCGCAGAGTCCGCGTACGGCCGCCAGTGCCTCGACCTCGCAGGACACGACGGCGACCACACGTACGAGCGCGCCCGCACCGTGCCGGTGCTCGCCGCCGTCGGTCTCCCGGCCGCCGAGGCGTGCACGGACCCGTCCCACACCGGCCCGATCCGGGCGCAGCTCGGCTGCACCGGACCCGCCCCGGACGTAACCGTGCCGCGTACGGAGCGCTCCTACTGGCAGGACATCACCGACGCCCTGAACGCCCTCAACACCGCCGGGGGGAGCATCGGTATCGACCTGGACGGCACGCTCAGCGACCACCGGGCGTGGTCCGTCGTGTGGGACCGGGACGACGAGCGTTGGGCCCTGATTGGGTACGCCGACGAGCCCGAGGGCACCAAGGAGGCCCCCGCCGTCGAGACGCACACCGACGGGACCGAGGCAGCCGACGCCGCCGCCCGTCGGCTGCGCGCCGTCGAGCTGCTGTGCGCCGGACTCACGTCGACCACGGAGCAGCCGACCGGGCTGACGTGGGAGGCGCGCGCCGAGCACGCCGTTCGCCTGTACGCCACGACCGCCATCGAGCTGGAAGACGCCCGCCGGGAGAACACCCAGCTCCGCGACCGCCTCGCCGAGCTGGAGCAGGGCCAGGCCGACGCCGACGCCCTCACCGCCGAGCACCCCGACACCGTCACGGCGCTGGTCGACGAGATCGCCGACGACATCCCCCACCGCCGCGCCCCACAGATCGCCGCCGACTACCTCAACCGGCACGCCCGGCTGCTCGCCGAGCAGATCACCACCCTTGGCCAGGCCCGCGGCTGGTCGACGTGGGCCGCCGCGCTCATCCACCCCGACCGCGAGTTCGTCGACCCCGGCGAGGACGACGACCAGGCCGGGGAGCAGCCGCCCGCCGTGCCCAAGGTCGGCGACCGGTACGAGAAGCGCGCCAACCCGGACGCCGGACGCATCGTCACCATCTCCCGCGTGTGGGGCGAGGGTGCCGACCTCGCCGTTGCCTACGACTGGCGAGACGACAAGCCCGGCCAGGCCGGAAGCGCGTGCCCGATCGAGGTGTTCCGCCGCGCGTACAAGGCCGCCGCCGAGCAGCCGCTCGCGTTCCCGCAGCTCGCCGTGCCGTGCCCCCAGTGCGACGCCCCCGCCGGGCAGCTCTGCACCAGCCACAGCGGCACCCGGACGCGCACCAACAACACCCACCAGGCCCGCACCCGCGCCTACCGCGCGCAGCAGGCCGGCCGATGAGCACCCCAACCCCGGCGCCCGCCGCCACGCTGCTCCACTCCCGCATGTTCGGCCGCACCAACGCCGCCCAGGCCGCCGCCGACCAGCTCGCCGCCGACGGCCACCACGTCCACTACGTCGCCAGCGGCGAAACCCGCTGCCACACCGGCCACTGCACCCCGAAGGACACCCTGTGAGCGCCCACGCCGACCAGCTGACCGCACGCCGCCTGCTCGCCATCGCCGGTCTCGACAGCGCGGCCTACGTCGCCATCTGGCCCGACCTCACGACCAACGACAGCGACCTGACCACGAACACCATCGTGGACGCCGCGCACCCGGGCACGACCTCGCGCGAGTTCGCGTACGCCCTGCGCCAGCTCGCCGACCGGTTCGACGCCCGCGCCGACGCCGTGGGCGAGCCCCCGTTCGACGCCGACACCCTCGCCGAGGCGAACGCCCGCAACGCCGAGGCCGGCCGATGAGAGCCCGCGCGCACCGTCCCCGGTGGCTCTACTGGGCGCACCGGGCCGGGCTCGTCCGCTCCCCCGCGCTGCTCTGCACCGGCACCCCGTTCGGTACCGCCGGGCAGCGCCGCCGCCGACGTGACCGCGCCCTCGCCCGCCTCGCCCGCGCCGAGCGCACCGGATGCACCCCTGGCTGCACCACGTGCCGCGCCCTCGCCGACCGGGCCCGCGAATGAGCGAGGACCGCGACCCCGCGTACTGCTTCACCTGCCGCCGCCGTTGCGGCTCCCAGCCCCACCCCTGACCCGCACCGGGGCCCGCCACCACGGCGGGCCCCACCACCCCCAGGAGCACCACCGTGCAGGCCATGCGCCTCCTGATAGCCCTCGCCGCCAGCGCCCTCGCCATCGGCAACGCCGCCGACGGCAACAGCTTCACCGCCGTCTGCTGGGCCCTCGCCGCCGTCCTCTGGATCGTCATGATCGTGCTCGCCGAGGACGGCCGCTGATGGCCCGCCGCACCATGGCCGTGCGCCAGGCCCGCGCCGCCGCTCGCGAGCAGCGCCGTACCGAGCTGGAGCACCTGCTCGCCCGGCTCGACCGTCACACCCTGCTCGACACCGAGCGGCCCCTCATCCGCGCCCACGTCGAGCAGCTGCTCGCCACGGACGCCGACCTCCGCCGCACGATCGCCGGACAGCAGACCCTTGTGCAGCGCCAGGCCCGCCAGCTCGACGCCGCACACGAGGCGATCCGCGAGGCCGAGCAGGACGCCGCCGAGTGGAAGAAGACCGCGGCCACGTACTCCGGGCTCCACAGCAGCGCCGAACAGGACGTTGCCGACCTCCGCGAGCAGCTGCACGCGTACCGGGCCGTCGAGGCGCAGCGCCAGGCCGACGCCGACACGTACGCCGGACGCCTTGACGCACTCCGCCAGCAGACCGGCGAGGCGCTGCTCGCCGGGGCCGAGGAGGCCCTACGCCGCGCGCTTACCGCCGAGGTCACCCTCGGCCGCGTGCGAGCCCTCGCCCACCGCATGCGCGCCGGATCGCCACAGGGCGCAGCAGCGGTCTACGCCGACCGCATCGAGCAGACCCTCGACACCACTCCGGAGCCGCAGTCGTGACCACCGCCATCCCCCTCGACGCCGCCCGCCAGGCCCTCGACGACACCGAGGCCGCCCTCGCACGGCTCCGCCCCGCCCTTGGTGCCGCGTACGGCATCGCCGGAGAGAACCTGACCAAGGCCGCCGGTCAGCTCGACGTTGCCGAGCGCGCCCGCGCCGCCGCCGAACGCCGCGCCGACGAAGCCGACGCCGTCACCGCCGAGACGAAGCGGCTCATGGAGCGCCGCACCACCACGCTCCGCACCCGCGCCGAGACGGCCGAGCGGGACGCCAGGACCTACCGCGACCGGCTGGCCCGCCTCATGTCCACCGAGCGTGGCGACGCGTCCGCCCTGTCCCTCGCCCAGAGCGCCGCCGCCGCGTGGCAGCAGCGCGCCGAGGCCGCCGAGCAGGACGCCGAGCGTTTCAAGGCCGACCACGAGGCCGCGTGCCGGACCGTCGCCCTGATGCACGAGGCCGCCACCGGCCGCACCGGCATGGGCCCGATCCGGGGCGTGGTCGAGGACGTGGCCGACGTGCGCGCCCGCGCCAAGGAGACCGAGGCCAACGGGTCGGAGATCGCCAAGGCGTACGACCGGCACCGCCGCTCGCTTGCCGCGATCTTCGCGCGGCCGGCCGAGGCGTCGTTCGAGGAGATCACCGAGTACGCCGCCCGCACCCTCACCCGTGGTGGCGTGCGCCTCACCGCCGCCGAGCAGGCCCGCGCCGAAGCCGAGCGCGTCGCCGAACGCGCCACGAACACCCTGCTGCGGATCAAGCATGCCCGCACCGCCGCCGACGCCTGGACCGCTATCGGCACGCACTACCACCTGTCCGCCACCGAGGCCGGCCGCCGTGCCCGTGACTGGCGCAGCACCGCCGAGCGGGACGCCACCGAGCGCGCCGAGGCCGCGGCCGTGCTCGGCGCCCGGTGCATGGGCGACGCCGAGCGATACCGGGCCGCATGGCAGAACGCCCGCCGTCGCGCCCGCGCGCACCTTGCCGAGCAGCAGCGCATACGCGGGTGGCTGATTCACTGGTGGCACCGCGTCCGTGTCGCCGAGTCGGACGCCGAGCGGTTCCACGCCGCGTGGCACTCCGCCCGTCTCCGCGCCCAGGAGACCGCGTCCGAACTCCGCGTCACCCGGGCATCCCGACGCCGCTGGAAGCGCCGCACGAAGACCGCCGAGCAGCGCCTCGCCACCGCCCGCCAGTACCTCGCCGCCGCCTACGCCGACGATATCGCGTCGGGCGTACGCGACGACCTCGCCCTCATCCTCGACGGCCGCCCCGCCCAGTACGCCCCCCTGGAGAGCCAGTGACCACCCCGCCCACCATGAAGGGCATCCGGCCCGCCGGGTACGTCCTCGACGAGGCCCCCCTCGCCGCGCCGGACGCCCAGGCCGCCGACGACCTCCGGGCCGTCCGCGAGCAGTGGGGCGACCTCCTTACGGCGATCGGCCGGCCGCCGCGCGCCGAGTGGCCCCCGCGTGAGTGCCGCGAGTGGGAGCAGCCCCCGGCCGCCGAGGACGCCCCCGCCGTCGGCCGCCTGCCGCTGATCCTCCGGGAGCACCCCGCCCCGCTCAACCTCACCGCGCTGGACGCCGCGACCACCACGGAACGCGAGCTGTTCGAGCTGTGCGACGTGGTGGCCGCCGCCGTGCAACGCCCCGTGCGGTACATCGCCACCGACCGGCACGGCCGCGGCCGATACCAGCCGGACCCCACCGACCGGGCCGACCCCGCCCGCTGGAACTACACCTCGCCCACCGACCCGGGCAGCCGCGCGTACGGGCTGCACTGGGCCGCCGTGTGGCTGGAAGGGCACGCCCTCAGCGAGCAGTTCGGCGACCTGTTCGCCCCCGTCCGGCCGCTGCTCGCCGACGAGATCGCCGCGACCGCCCGCCGCGCCCGCGCCCGAGTTGAGCGGGCCCTCGGCCGCGACGGGCAGCCCACCGCCCTCGACCGGCCGTGCCCGTACTGCCGGGGCCCGCTCACCGCGCACACCCGGAGCGGGGACCCGGCCGCCGCGACTGTGGTGTGTGGCACGGGGAGCAGCTGCACCGCGCCCGTGCTGCTGAACGGCCGGGGTCGCCGGGAGTGGGCCGGGGCTGATCTAGTGTCGCTGTTCGTGGCGCTGGAGGCCGCCGCCAGCTGAACGACCAGAGGGGCACCGATCAACTCCCGGTGCCCCTTTCCCACACCCCCTTGCGGTACTGAGTACCGCATCTGTACGGTACTAGGTACCGGCGAGGCTCCACACCCCGCCACCACCACCCACGGGAGCAACCCCCATGGACACCCACGCCGTACAGGGCGCAGCGCACCAGGCCACCGGCCACTACCGCCGCCCCGGCACCCGCACCCTCTACTGCGGACGCCCCGCCGGACCCCGCAACGCGATCTTCCGCAGCGTGCGCGGCTGGAAGCTCTGCCGGTCCTGCGTCGCCGCCGAGCAGCGCGACCGCGCCGCCGCCGCAGCCGTCGCCGCCGAGCACACCACGGATCAGCCGGCCGCCATCGCCCCGACCCCCGCCCGCCCCCGCCACACCCCGCCCGCGCACACGTACGTCTACGGCGCCCAGCAGCTCACCATCATCGGCAGCCCGCGCCCCGCACAGGGCGCACTCTTCGCCGCCCACTGAAAGGCCATCATGACCCGCCCGCCCCTGACCGTCGCCGAACTCCGCGCGACCATCGCCGCCACCCTCGACACCGCCCCCACCACCGCCGCCAGCGCCATGCACGCCAGCATGATGCGAGCCTTCGTCACCCTCCTCGACGACACCCTTGCCGAGCACGGCGAGACAGACGACACCCTCGACAACTCCGGGCTGCTCGCCCTCGCCCAGGGGTACGCCCGCGCCACCACCCCCGAGCAGCGCGACCAGCTCGCCGCAGACATCGCCGCCCGCCTCACCGTGGACGAGGCCGGGGTCATCCTCCGCGCCGCCGCCGCCGTCCGCACCGCCGTGCCCGGCATCGTGCTCCGTGCCAAGGCCAACGACACCACCACTGCCAAGATCGCCCGCGAGCTGGACATGACCGACTCCTACGTCCGGCGAATCGCCCGCGAACACCGACTCGTTTCATGGCGGCTCGACCTGTACGACAGCGAGGCCGGGCCCGGATGGCAGCCGTACGAGGCCGGTGACGACATCATCCCCGCCACGCGCACGGAGCCGGACCTCGCCGAGCACATCCTCGCCGCAGCCGGCCGAGGGCCCCGCGAGCACCGCGCCCGCGTGCTGATCTGGGACGGCACCGACGAGCAGCCCGACACCGCTGCGATTTACACCCACGAGGGCGACAGCACCGGCGGGCACGACTGGTACCACCCGACCCCCCTCGCCGGGCTGGTCTGCCGCCGTTGCGACCTCGCACACAAGAACTGGTCGGGCGATAGCTGCCCGGCCGACGACTGACCCACTACACACAGCGGGCCCGCCCAGCACTCCACATGCCGGACGGGCCCTCACCACCACGGGAGCAACCCCCGCCATGGCTGACCAGAACCCTACCCGCCGCCCCGTTCGACGCCGCCCGAGCCCGGTCTCGGTACCCCGAACCGACGCGTTCGACGCTGCCCTCACCACCATCATGCGTACCGGCATGACCAAGGCCGACGCGGTACGACTCGCCGTCGAATTCCTCGCCAGCGGACTGGAATCCGCATGGGCAGCCGGAGCCGTACCGGACTCCACCGTGCCCCACCGCATGCGCGTGACCGTGCAGCGGCAGGACACCCCGCAGCCCGCCGACCAGCGGGTATGACAGCTGTACGACCACCTGCGCCCCGCTGTACGACACAGCGGGGCGCAGGTGTACGACCATCCACCATCAGGTAGGACACCACCATGGGACAGCAGATCATCAGGCAGCCAGACGGCCGCCTCGCCGTGTTCGACAGCGTCGTCGACGCGTTCGTGTTCGTGGACGGGACGCCGGACGAGATCGTGGAATGGCGGGCGGAGGAGGCTGCCGACCGGGCCCGCGAGGACACCCGCGCCGAGCTGGACCGCGTAGCCACCCGTGACGAGCCGTACCACCAGTTCACGTTGACGTGGGAAGAGGCCGCCGAGCGGCACCGCCGCAACAGCGCATGACCACTGCGCCCCGCCTGCCGACCCCACGGCGGGCGGGGCGCAGCCGTGCGACCGGTCGTTCTGATCGTCGCGCGCGGGTAGGGCTACAACCCTTCGCCCGCCTCACCTGTCTCACCGTGCACAGACCTACGTACGGAGTGTCACCGTGAGACGAACGACCGTCCTCCCTGCCGCACTGCTCGCCGCCGCCGCGCTCGCCCTCACCGCGTGTTCGGCCGAGGAGGACAAGGCCGCGCCCGCCTCGGCTGCCTCGGCCCCGGCCGCGCAGGAGCAGCCGGCCGATGACGCCGACAGCGGGGAGAGCAGCGACGCCGAGAAGGCTGCGGGTATCCCGGACGCGCCGACGGGGGCCGACCGCGCCGCGTACCTCGCCGCGATCAAGGCCGTTGACCCCGCGATCGTCGAGGACGAGGAGAAGGCCATCGACGCCGGGCGGAACCAGTGCTCGCACCTCGCCAGCCCGAACGACAAGAGCGATTGGCTTGCCGCGCAGCGCTTCGGCAACGACACCCGGCCGCTCACGGACGCGCAGGGCAAGGCGCTGAACGAGGCGCTTCGGTCGACGCTCTGCCCCGCGTGACACCTGTTGCTCGCCGTTATCAATCTGTGATCTAATCAGGGCGGCCCCGGCGTGCCCGAAAACGGCCGCCACGAACACCCCCGTCGCACACAGCGGCGGGGGTGTTCTGCGTGCCCGGGGCGGGCCGGAAGAGTCGGTGACAACGACAGGCGGCGGGGCATGGCAACCCGCCCGGCCCGCCTCGCCCCATCGACCGAGGAGCAGCATGTTCAAGAACCGCCCGACCACCGCCGCGATCGGTCAGGCCGCCTACGAGGCGTACGCCGAGGCCGTCAGCAACCGCAGCGTCAACGGCGACGAACTGCCCACCTGGGACGCGCTCACCGCGCCCGTGCGCAACGCCTGGCAGCTCGCCGCCGAATCCGTCCGCCACAAGGTGGAGCTGTCCACCACCTGACACACAGACCACCGCGGCGAGGGGGTGACCCGCACCCATGGGCCGACCCATCACTGAGACAGACCGGCGAGCGGTACGACGCCACCACGCCGCGGGCATGTCCCGCAACGCCATCGCGAAGAAGATCGGGCGCAGCGCGAGCACCGTCTCGAAGATCGCCGGGGACTTCGATCCCCCGCTCAGTTTCGACCGCGCCGCCGAGGTCGCCACCGCAACAGCCGTACGCAAAGCGGACCTTGACGCCCGGCGCACCGAGATGGCGCACCGGCTCCACGATGTGGCCGAGCGCGAACTCGGCAAGATGACCGCCCGCACTCTCTACTGGGAGTGGGGCGGCAAGGACCACACCTACGCGCAGAAGGAGCAGCCCGAGCCGACGCCGGCCGACCGCCGCACCATGATGGCGACCGCCGGGGCCGCGCTCGACCGCTCCCTCAAGCTGCTGCCGCCGAAGCAGGACCCGGGCGAGCAGGGGCGCAGCGTGGTCGGCGAACTCATGGCGGGACTGGCCCGGGACTACGTGGCACGCCACGGCGGGCCGCCCCCCGAGGCCGACGACGACCAGGCCGCCGCCGATGAGCCGTAACCTCGCGCTCAGCCCGAAGCAGATCGACAGCATCATGGAGGCGCGCGCCTTCCAGAACATCTGGGAAGGCAGCGTCCGATCGGGCAAGACGATCGCCAGCCTGTTGCGCTGGCTTGACTTCGTGGCCGACCGGCCCGAGGGCGGCGAACTGGTCATGGTCGGCCGCACCCGCGACAGCCTCGCCCGCAACGTCTTCGGGCCCCTGACCGATCCGTCGATCTTCGGGCCGCTCGCCCGCGACATCACGTACACCACCGGGGCACCCACCGCGAACGTGCTCGGCCGCGTCGTTCACACGCTGGGTGCCAACGACGCTCAGGCCGAGCCGAAGGTCAGGGGCTTGACGTGCGCGGGCGCGTACGTGGACGAGCTGACCACGCTCCCGCGCACGTTCTACGACCAGCTGAACGCCCGCTGCTCCATCGAGGGCAGCAAGATTTTCGGGACGACCAACCCTGACAATCCGAACCACTGGGCGAGGCGCGAGTACCTACTCCGACCGCGTGAGACCCGGCTCCGGTCCTGGCATTTCGTCATGGACGACAACCCCGGTCTGTCGGACGCGTACAAGGCGCGCACCAAGGCCAGCTATCGGGGCCTGTTCTTCAAACGGAACATCCTCGGTCTCTGGGTCATGGCCGAGGGCGCGATCTACGAGGCGTACGACGAGGCCGTGCACGTCGTCGACAACCTGCCGGAGATGCGACGGTACTGGATCGGCGTGGACTACGGCACGGTCAACCCGACGAGCGCGATCCTGCTCGGCCTCGGTGTCGACGACTGCCTGTACGCGGTCGCCGAGTGGCGGCACGACTCCCGCGCCGCGCAACGGCAGATGACCGACGCGCAGTACAGCGCCGCGATCCGCGAATGGGTCGCGGACTTGGGCGTGCGGCCGCAGTGGACGTTCATCGACCCGTCAGCCGCGTCGTTCATCACGCAGCTGTGGAGCGATGGCTACCCCAGCATCGCCCGCGCCTCGAACGAGGTCAGCGACGGGATCAGGAGCGTTGCCTCCGTGCTCGCGGCCGGCCGACTTCGCATCCACCGGTCGTGCACCGGGCTGCTTGACGAGATCCCGGGCTACGTCTGGGACGAGAAAGCCGCCGCAGCAGGCGACGACAAGCCCGTCAAGCTCAATGACCACTCGGTCGACGCGCTCAGGTACGCCGTACACAGCGCCGCCCACGAGTGGCGGCACATCCTCGCCCTAGCCGCATAGGAGGCCGCCACCGTGGCGTACACCCCCGCCGTCAGCATCACCCTGCCCGTCACGATCACCGTGGGCGGACTGCCGTGCGAGGCCGGGGTGATCACGGTCGAGACGGGCGACGTGGCGGGCGCCCTTCGCCGTGACCTCCCCGCCCTCCTTCGCGAGGCCGCCGACTACTACGAGACCGCCGCCGAGGAGGTGACCGACACGTGACGACCATCCCGACCGAGGTCACCCTCGACCAGCGGCGAGCAGCCTGCCGCGCCCTGGGCTTGCCGCCCGCCATGGTGGCCGACCTCCGCCTACACGCCCGCGACGGCGTGCACGCGGCCCTGTACGTCCTCGACCGCGAGGGCCGCCGCATCGCCCACGGCGAGCAGCCCCTCACCGCCGCAGTCCACATCCCCGCCGCCGAGGAGGTGACGACGCCGTGAGCATGCCTGCACCGGGGTCCGCGTGGCCGCCGCCGCACATGGCCTCCGTCTACCGCGAGATGCGGCGCGATGCCATGTGGTACGCCGGAGACCCCGACCGGCTCGCCGCCCTCGCCGACCGCCGGGAGACCGGGGTCGAGGCCCGGCACGGCCGCCGCCGGTTCGGTCGCCAGCAGCCGGCCGACTACCCCCGCAAGCGCGAACGGCGCCTGCACGTACCGCTGCCGGGGGACATTGCCACCAAGTCGGCGAACTTGCTGTTCGCGGACATGCCGACGATCACCGCGCCGACCGAGGCGACGAACACCTTCCTCGGCGACGCGCTCGACACGATGCACCTGCACGAGCTGCTGCTCGGCGCAGCGGAGCAGGCCGCCGCCGTCTCCGGGATCTTCCTCCGGCTGACGTGGGACCGGGACATCGTGCCGGACCGGCCGATCCCGACGACCGTGCAGCCGGACAACGCGATACCCGAGTGGTCGTTCGGCATCCTGCGCGGCGTGACGTTCTGGCGTGAGCTGGACGGCGGCGACACCCAGACCACCTACCGGCACCTGGAGCGGCACGAGCCCGGCCGCATCGAGCACGCGCTCTACGAGGGCACCCCCGACACCCTCGGACGCGCCGTGCCGCTCACCGAGCACACCGACACGGCCAGCCTGATCGGCTCACTCGGCCCCGACGGGGTGTCGGTCGAGACCGGTATCCCGATGCTCACCGCCGTCTACGTGCCGAACATGACGCCCAACCGGCTGCACAGGGCCAGCCCGTACGGCCGGTCGGACTTTGCCGCGCCGGTTCACGACCAGTTCGCCGCGCTGGACGACGTATGGACATCGTGGATGCGGGACATCCGCCTCGCCCGCGCACGGCTGGTCGTCCCCGACGGGTACCTGACCAGCATGGGCCCCGGCCAGGGGGCAGCGTGGGACGACGACCGCGAGGTTTACAGCGGGCTGAACATGCCGCCGAACGAGAACGGCGGCTTGACCTTGGCTCAGTTCAAGATCAGGGTCGACGAGCACCAGCGGACGGCCGAGGCCCTGACGCGCAAGGCCGTCGAGAGCGCCGGATACAGCGCGCAGAGCTTCGGCCTGGAGGGTGGAGGGCAGGCGATCACCGCTACCGAGGTCGACGCACGCGACGAGGACAGCACCGTCACCACGAAGAAGAAGGCAGGCTACTGGCGCAGCCGTCTGCCTGACTTCCTGTGGGCGTACCAGCTGCTCGCCGTCGCCCAGTTCGGCGCGAAGGTCACCCCGGAGCGGCCGACAGTGGAGTTCCGGCTCGACGCCGCCGAGAGCGAGCAGTCCAAGGCCACCACGCTGGAGCTGTACGCCCGCGCCGGAGCCGTCAGCACGGCCACCAAGGTCAAATACCGGTCGCCCGACATGGAACAGGCCGACGTTGACGCGGAGGTCGCCGCGATCCTCGCCGAGACCGGCGCAGGCGCACCCGACCCGGGCGACAACTACCCCATGTAGGAGGTGGGCTACCCGCGGCTCGCGAAGACAAAGAGCAGGAGCGCCGCCACCACGACAACCAACGTCACGGCGAGCTTCGTTCCTTCGGATGCCCGGTAGTCCGGCTCGATTCGGGCCCACAGAATGAGGCCGCATCGCGGGCACGACTTGTTGCCGAGCGGGCCCCAGTACGTCACAACCTGCTTACAGCGAGCGCACGTTGTCGTGTGCGGCTGCGTGTGGTCCTCGCTGTCTGCCATGGCGTCACGATAGGGGGCCCGTGTGCCGATCCACCCGGGGATGGTCGAAGACCTCGCGGCCGGTACGCGGGACCTGTACGCCGCCGCCGAGGAGCGTCTACTCGGCATCATCGCACGCCAGTTGGAGGGCGGTTTCGACTCGCCGCAGTGGGCCGAGCGGAAGCTCTCCGCCATCAGCGCACTGCGCCGGGCGGCGACCGCCGTTACCGACCAGCTCGACCAGGCCGTGCGCCTGGAGGTGTTCGAGGTGACGGCCGAGGCGTACAACACCGGGCACCGCGCCGGGGTCGCCGAACTCGGCGCGCTCGACGACGACGCCCGCCGCCTGGTCGACGAGATCACCCCTCAGGCGCAGGCCGTTGACCGGCTCGCCGAGCAGGCCGTGACCCGCGTGACCGACACGCACCGCAGCATCCTGCGGACGATCCTGGACAAGTTCCGGGCGATCGTCGGGCAGGTGGCCGCGCTGCCGCTGCTCGGCACGAGCACCCGCCGCCAGGCCACACAGGACGCGATGCGGAAGTGGGCCGACGAGGGAATCACCAGCTTCACGGACCGCGCCGGCCGACGGTGGAAACTCACCTCGTACGCGGAGATGGCGGTACGCACCGCCGTGGGCCGCGCCGCGACCGAGGGCCACATGCGGACCCTGGAGGCCGCCGGGGTCGAGCTGGTCATCGTGTCCAACAGCCCGCGCGAGTGCCCGCTCTGCCGCCCGTGGGAGACCCGCGTCCTGACGATCGGGGGCCCTGACGGGGCCCGTACGGTCGAGGTTGAGCACGGCACCCGCGACGGCGAGATGGTGCCCGTACGGGTCGCCGGATCGCTCGACGAGGCCCGGCGCGCCGGGCTCCAACACCCCAACTGCCGTCACAGCGTGTCCGCGTACACGCCGGGCATCACCCGCACCGAGACCGCCCGGCCGGACCCCGAGGGGTACGAGGCCGGGCAGCGACAGCGGGAGATCGAACGGACCATCCGGAAGTACAAGCGGCGTGCCGCCGCGGCGACGACGCCGGAGGAGCGCACCGCGGCGAACGCCAAGACCCGCCAGTGGCAGGGCACCATGCGCGACCACCTCGCGGCGCACCCGAACCTGCGTCGGCTCCGCGCCCGCGAGCAGGAGGGCGCCAGCAACCTCCCGCCCGAGCAGCGCACCCGCGCCCTCGGACAGCCCGCGCCGCAGCGCACCGCGCCGAGCACCCCGTACGTACAGGCCGCCCGCGTACGCTCAGGCGACGACGGGATCATGCGCGAGATGACCGACGACGAGATGGGCACCGCGATGCGGGCCGCCTCGCTCGACGACCGCGACCGGGCCCGGATCGCCGCCGAGCTGGACCGCCGCTATCCGCCCGCCCCGCTACCGGCCCCGGCCGCGACCGGGAACGCCGTCGAGGATCTGCTCGCCGACCGCGCCGCCCTGGACGACGCGCTCAACCCCTTGCCCGTTCCGGAGGAGTGGGGAGCGCTCGCCAGGGACACGAAGTTCGCGGACGACCTTGCCGCAGCGGTGGCCGCCGCCGAGCGGCGCACCGGGGACGCCGAGCCGCGCGAGAGGATGACCCGGGCGAAGGCGCGCGAGATGTACGCCGAGTACGTCTACCGGCAGTACCTCGCGGCCGAGGACGACTGCCGCGGCTACCTGCTCAACAAGCGCGCGCAGGCCGACGGGGTCGACCCCATGAGCCTGTTCTCCGGCCCGGCCCGAATCGCCCATGCGCGCGCCAGCGACGAGCTGCGCGAGTGGTGGGCGAAGCATGGCAGGCTGACGCAGGCCGAGTTCATCGAGCAGGCGACCGGCGAGGCCCAACGCCACGCCGCGCAGGCTCGGTTGAACGAGTCCGCCCACCAGAACAAGAGGTGATGACGTGGGGACGCGCGAGGACATCGCACGGGCGCTGTCGGAGGGGGCCGAGGTCGGGCGTCGAGGTGATCCTCTGACCGTCTGCCCGTACCCGCGTACGTCGCTGCTGAGTGGCGCGTGGGTGCGCGGGTACGCCCGCGCCCGCCCGCTCACCATCACCGTTGAGGACGACGCCGAGTAGGCGCACCACAGACCAGCACCACCCCCGGGGCCCGCCAGGAGCGGGCCCCTTTTGCATGCCCACACGGCCCGCCAGGCGCGGGCCCGACTGCACCAGGAGTGCACACGATGAACACCCCCGAGACCTTCCGTCACCCGCTCGCCACCTACCCGGCCGGGGCGATCCTCGGCTACCGCGCCGACGGCCGGCCGATCTACGCCATTGCCGGAGGCGACGGCACCGGAGAGGCCGGTACCGGGGGCGACGGGGGCCAGGGCGCGGCCGGTGGCGACACCGGGCAGCAGGGCCAGAGCGGGCAGGACCCGAACGGCCAGCAGCAGGGCCAGCAGCCCGCCGAAGGCGACGAGTCCACCCTCCCCCCGTGGGCACAGAAGGCGCTTACGGACGCCCGCGCCGAGGCCGGGAAGACGAGGGTCACCGCGAAGCAGAAGGCCGCCCAGGAGGCGCGCGAGGAACTGCTCGCACAGTTCACGGCCCTGATCGACCCGTCCAAGGGCGAGCAGCCCGCGACCGCCGAGCAGCTGACGCAGCAGCTCACGCAGTCGCAGCAGCAGGCCCGGCAGACCGCCGTCGAGCTGACCGTCTACCGCACCGCGCGGGACGCGGGCGGCGACCCTGACGCCCTGCTCGACAGCGTTCAGTTTGTCCGCTCGCTCGCCGACATCGATCCGACCGACACCGCCGCCGTCACCGCAGCGATTCAGGCCGCGGTGACCGCGAACCCGAAGCTCGGCACCGCGCCGGCCGGACCCGCGCGAGGCGGCACGGACTTCACCGGCCAGCAGGGCGGCACCGTCACCCCCGCGCAGTTCGCCGCCATGGGCTACGCGGCCCGAGCGGAGCTGTTCCAGAACGACCCCGGCACGTACCGGCAGCTTGCCGGTTCCTGACCACCCGGCTCCACGCCGGGCACCACCACACCGCCCGGCCGCCGAGCCGGAGAAGGAGTAAGCCACCATGGCCCAGACCACCGCCGCCGCCATGATCGTCCCCGAGGTGTGGGGCGACATGGCGCAGGCAGCGTTCACCGGCAAGGTCCGCGTGGGCGGATCGTCCGCCGTGATCGAGGACAACACCCTTCAGGGGGCCCCGGGCGACACCATCCACTTCCCGAAGTGGGGCGCGCTCGGCGAGCTGGACACCCTGACCGAGACCACCGCCATGGTGCCGACCGCCATGTCGACCGACGACGCCACGGCCACCATCAAGGAGGTCGGCAAGGCGGTCGAGATCACGGACAAGGCGCGGCTGACCTCGCTCGGCGACCCCGAGGCCGAGGCCCGCCGCCAGTTCGGCATCCTCGCCGCCCGTCGGGTCGACGCCGACCTGATCGCCCAGGCGCAGGCCGACGAGACCGCGCAGGGTGGCGGCACCCCGCGTGCCTTCACCACCGCGGCGGGGAAGCTCAAGTTCACGTGGGCCGACGCCGTGGTTCCCGCGATCGGCCAGTTCGGCGACGAGTGGGAGCCGGACGACTTCAGCGGTCTCTACCTGAACTCCGCGCAGCTCGGCGAGGCCATGCTCGACCCGCAGTTCATCGACGCGTCGAAGCTTGGCAACGGACCGTCCGCCGCCGTCACTGGCAGCATCGGCCGCATGGGTGGCGTCCCCGTGTTCGTCACGAACCGCATCGCCGCAGGCAAGTTCCTGCTGATGAAGACGGGTGTCCTCGGCCTGCTCTACAAGCGTCGTCCGCTGGTCGAGTCGGACCGCGACATCCTCGCCCGCTCGACCGTGGTCACGACCACGATGCACTACGCCGTGAAGCGCCTCGACGACAAGGGCGTCTGCGTCGGCACCCTCGCCACCACCTGATCAGGAAGGAGGGCGCCGCCGTGATGCTGCGCCGCTACCACCCGGACCCCGCCCCGGACGGCGAACCCACCGAGGACGCCGAGCAGACCGACACCGCCCCGCAGCCCAAGGCCGCGGGGCGGTCGTCGTCCAAGGCCAAGCCCAAGGAGGGGTGACCGGTGCCCCGTGTGTACGCCACTCCTGAGCAGCTGGCGGACGCCACGGGGCAACCGGCCCCGGCCGACGCCGTACGGCTGCTGACCCGCGCATCCGAGGACGTTGAGGATGCACTCCGGACCGCCGTCTACGACACCGACGCCACCGGCATGCCGACCGATCCCGCTGTCCGCGACGCACTCGCCGCCGCCACGTGCGCACAGGTCGAGTACGTGGCGGCGCAGGGCGGCGACGACACCGGAGCGGCCGGCCAGTGGGACTCGGTCAGCATCGGGCCCGTGTCCATGGCGGGCCGGAAGGGCGGGCCCGTGGGGGCCGCCGTCGACATCGGGCCGCGGGCCCTGCGCACGCTCACGCGAGCGGGACTGCTCCCGGGGGTGATCTGGTGAGGGTGCCCACGTGGCTGCTGCCGCACCTGATCGTCGTCGAGCGGTACCGCGGTGAGGGCCCGGTGGGGCCGATCTACTGGCCGCCGGGTGACCCGGTGCGCGCACTCGTCTCCGAGAAGGTGCGCACCGTGCGGGACCGGACCGGGGCCGAGGTGACGAGCACAGCGCAGATCATCGCTGCCCCGGATCTCGACTGCCCGCCGCAATCCCGCGTCACCCTCCCATCAGGGCGGATCACGACCGTGCTGCACGTCGCCGCCCACACCGCGCCGGGCCTCCCGGTGCCCCAGTCGACGGAGGTGTTCGCGGAATGACCCGAGCGCGCCTGACCTGGAACGGGGACGCGGTGATCCGGGGCACCCGGGCGAGCGCGGCGCGCGGGCTGCGGCTCGGTGCCGAGCACGTCCTACAGGTGTCCCGGGGCCGGGCGCCCATCGAGGAGGGCACCCTCGAACGGTCCGGTACCGCGACCGTGGACGAGGACGAACTCCGCGCCGCCGTCGCCTACGACACCCCGTACGCGGTCCGGCAACACGAAGAGATGGACTACCGGCACGATGCCGGTAGGACCCCCAAGTACCTCGAACTGCCCATGGCGGAGGAGGCCGGTACGGTCGGCGAGATCATCGCGGCCGAGATGCGCCGGGCCCTGCGGTGAGCTACACCCGCGACATGGTCGAGGGCCTGGCCGAACTGCTCGACGAGCAGGGGCTCGGCACCTACGGGCCGCCGGATGAGCCGTACCCCACGACGGGTACGGCGATCGTGCTGGGCGCCATGCCCGCACAGCCGGATCGGGTGCTCTGCCTGACCCCATACCCGATTCAGGACACCGGGGGGCCCGAGACGGTCACCGCCGTCCAGGTCCGCATGCGCGCCGACCGAGACCCGCGCGCCGTGTACGACCTCGCCGACGGGGTGTTCGGCGTCCTCGACGGACGCGAGCACTACCGGCTGCGCACGGTCCCGGTGTCCCTCTCCTGGCGACAGTCCGAGGCATCTCTCGGACTCGACGCGAACGGGCGGATGGAACTCACCGCCAACTACTACTTCCGCACCGTGCGCCGTACCGCGCACACGCACGAATAGGACTGCTCATGAGTACACCCCCGCCGGTAGAACCCGAGGAGATCGCGCTCGCACGACAGTGGCGACTTGAGGTCAACATGGGCACGGCCGCCGTGCCGGACTGGAAGCTCTGCCCCGGCATCACCGCCTTTCAGCCGGCCTCCGAGCCCAACATCGAGGACAGCGGCGACTACGAGGGCGACGGCTGGGCGGGCAACACGAAGACCGGCCAGGCGTGGGAGCTGTCGCTCACGATCAATCGGCGTATCAGCCCGACCGCGAAGGTCTTCAACCCGGTGCACGAGGCGCTCCGTCTGGCCCACTTCGCCTACGGCAACGCCAACAAGGTGCACCTGCGGTACATGGACCGGACCGGCCTGCCGGAGGCGTACGAGGGCCACGCGATCCCGACGTGGGCCCCGGCCGGTGGCGAGCGCACGGCGCTGGGACAGGTCGAGATCACCCTCACGGGTGACGGCCCGCTCCTGCCGATCGACAACCCGCTGGCGACCCCGTGAGCGGCGGCAAGTTCGCCGCGCTCGGCGACTTCCTTGACGACCACCTCGAACTGCCGGTGACGGGCCGGGACGGGGAAACGCGCATGTACCGGATCGAGGACCCGGCAGCCGAGGACGGGCTCAAGATCGAGCGCATCACCACCCTGGCGGCGCGGCTCGCCGCCGGAGGCGAGGCACCGACGGCCCCCGTCCTTGACGACCAGGAGGAGTTGGACCTCTACCGGATGTGTCTCGGCGACACGTACGAGCAGCTGCTCGCCGACGTGCGATGGTCCCGGTTCCGGCACGTGGCGCTCACGGCCATGATGTGGATCACCGCCGACCGAGAGACCGCAGCCGCGTACTGGGCGACGGGCAACGCCCCGGGAAAAGCGCAGAACCGGGCGGAGAGGCGATCGGCCTCGCGCGGCTCCTCGGCAAAGGGTGCGGTGAGTACGACCCGGAGACCGGCCTCTACGAGTGGTACGAGGGCGGGCTCGGCTCCCCGCAAGGGCAAGGGCAAGGGCAAGGGCAAGGCGGCGTCTCGCTGACGTGGGATGCCCTGCTGGACCGGTGGGAGCTGATCGAGGCCGACCTCCACCAGGTGTACGGCATCGACGCCGAGTCCGGCATCCTCCGCGAGCGCACATGGCGCTGGCTCCGGCTCCGCATCACGGGTCTGCTCTCCACTGAGTGCCGCATTCACCGCACCTTCGCACAGCCCGAGTCCGGGCAGAAACGGGGGCGGTAAATGGCGCTCACCGTAGGCGAGCTGACCGGCTTCATCACGATGGACGACGGGGAGGTCCGCCCCGCGCTCCGGCGCGCGGAGGGGGCTCTCCGGTCGTCCGGGCAGCGGATGACGCGGGACTCGGAGGACGCGGGCGAGGCTGCCGGGCAGGCGCTCGGCGAAGGGCTCGTGCGGGCGGCTGACGGCTCGATCCGCGACGCGCGCGGCCGGTTCGTCGCGGCCGGCCGCCGCGTCGGCCAAGCCGCCGGGGACGCGCTCGGCGACGGGCTGCGGCGCGGTACCGAGGACGGCGCGGACGACGCCGTGCAGGCCGCCGAGAGCGGGTTCTCCCGTATCCAGATGGCGGCGGCTGCGGCCGGAGTCGCGGCGGGCGCTGTGCTTATGCAGGGGATCGCCTCGCACCTGGAGCAGACGCAGATCACGGGGCGGCTCGGCGCGCAGCTGGGGGCGACTCCGGCCGTAGCGCAGAAGTACGGGCAGATCGCCGGGCGCATGTACGCGGACGCGGTGACGGCTGATTTCCAGTCGGCTGCGGATGCAATTTCCGTCACGATGCGGGCGGGGCTCCTTCCGACCGGCGCGACGGATAAGCAGATTCAGGCGATCAGTACGAAGGTCAGCGACCTTGCGTCGACTTTCGAGCTGGATCTCGGCCAGTCCGCGAATGCAGTCGGGCAGATCATGAAAACGGGTCTGGCCCCGAATGCGAAAACCGCCCTGGATGTCATTACCAAGGGCCTGCAAAATATGGGCCCTCGCGCTGATGACATCATGGATACCTTCAATGAGTATTCCGTGATCTTCCAGCGGCTCGGCCTTGACGTGCAGAGCGCGACGGGCCTTATGTCGCAGGGCTTGAAAGCTGGCGCGCGCGATACCGACGTGATCGCCGACGCTTTCAAGGAATTCACGATTGAGGGTGTCGCCGGGTCGGAAAAGATGGTCAATGGCTTTAAGGCTATCGGCCTGAATTCCGGCGAAATGATCAAGATGATTTCGGCCGGTGGCCCGCAGGCCACAAAGGCTCTGCAAATGACGCTCGACAAGCTTCGATCGATGGACGACGAAGTCAAGCGCGACGCCGCGTCGGCCGAGCTTTTCGGTACGAAGAGCGAGGATTTGCAAAAGGCCCTGCTGGCCCTTGACCCGTCGAAGGCGGTAGGCGCGCTCGGTACCTTCAAGGGCGCGTCCGACCGGATGGGTAATTCCCTTCGGGATAATGCGGGCGTCCGGCTGGAGCAATTCAAGCGCGGAATGCAGCAGGGTGTCGTGAATTTGATCGGGGGCCAAGTGGTCCCTGCGCTGATGCAATTCGGTCAGTGGGCGCAGCGGAATTCCGGCACGCTCCAGGTTCTTGCGGCCGTGGTCGGCGGCGCGCTGATTCCCGTGCTGGTCCTCATGGGCGTGACGGCCACTGTGTCGGCTGCTCGTACGGTCGCGGCGTGGGTGATGACCGGTGCGTCGTCTCTGGCGTCGGCCGGCACTCAGGTGGCTGCCGGTGCGCGAGTGGTCGGGGCGTGGCTGCTGATGGGTGCCCAGGCGCTTATGCAGGGGGCCCGGATGGCTGCGGCGTGGGTGCTCGCGATGGGCCCCGTCGGCTGGGTGATTGCCGCGCTGGTCGGTCTCGGTGTCCTCATCTGGAAGAACTGGGACAAGATCATCGGCTGGACGACGGCCGCGTGGGACTGGATTTGGGGAAAGATCAAATCCATTGGCGCGTCAATCGTGGGATTCTTCCTTAAATGGAATCTGGTTTCGATTTTCCTGCGGCACTGGGACAGGATAAAAGCCGGTGCCACGGAAAAGGCCGTACAGCTCATCATGTGGGCGTCGAAATTGCCTGGCCGGATCAGTGCGGGAATCGGCAGTCTCGGCAAAATGCTGGTGGACAAGGGTAAGAATGTCGTCCAGGGCTTGTGGAATGGCATTCAGGCAATGGGCGGCTGGATCAAATCAAAGATTGTTGGATGGGCTAAGGCTGTCATTCCGGGCCCCATCGCGAAGGCTCTGGGTATTCACTCTCCGTCGAGGGTGACGAAGGAGCAAGGCCGATGGGTCGCACGCGGTCTGATTGACGGTCTCCTCGGCTCTGCGAAGCAGATCAAGGCGGCTGCCGCGCGGGCTGCGGACATGGTCACGGACGGTCTGAGGCCGGGTAAGAAGCGGTCGAAGGCGCTCGGGAAGATCAGCGCGGGCAGTAAGAAGCTGCTGGCGCTGGCGAACCGTGAGGCCAAGGTCGCCGCTCAGCTCACGGCCGCGCAGAAGCGGCTTGCGAGTCAGATCGAGGCGCGCGACAAGCTCGCGGCCGATGTCCGTAAGGGCGTGCTGGAATCCGGGAATATCACGTCGCTAGATGGTCCCGCCACGGCGGACACGATCATCAATTCCCTGGCGGCCCGGGTGGCGCAGGCACAGATTTTCGCGAAGCAGCTTGCGGCACTCCGGAAGAAGGGTGTCCGCGCTGATCTAATTTCGCAGATTGCTACTGCCGGTGTGGAGCAGGGCGCGGCTTCGGCTGCCGTCCTGGCGAATGCATCGGCTGCGCAGGTGAAGCAGATCAATTTGCAGCAGGCGGCGCTTGTCAAGGCTGCTGACGCTGCCGGGGCTACTGCTGGCAGCGCCATGTACGGCGCTGGAATTCAAGCCGCACAGGGGCTTGTGCGAGGACTTCAAAAGGAACAGAAGTCCATCGAAAAGCAAATGCTGACTATCGCCAAGGGAATGCAGAAGGCGATTCGGCAGGCGCTCGGCATCAAGAGCCCGAGTCGCGTCATGGCGGCGATCGGCCGTTTCATCCCGCGGGGGCTTGTGCGGGGCATCGACGGCGAGCGTGCGGCCGTCGACCGCTCCATGTCGGCGCTGGTCGACCCGTCGGCCGTGCCGGTCCCGACCGGGGCCGCTGCGGGCTCGGCCGGCGCGGTAGGCGGCGCGTCCGCCCCGGGCCGCACGGTGATTGAGATCCGGTCGTCCGGCTCCCGCCGTGACGACCTGCTGTTGGAGGAGCTGCGGCACGCAATCCGCGTGCGTGGCGGTGACGTTCAGCTCGTACTCGCGGGCAAGAAGTGAGAGGAGGGTGCGCCGTGGCATTCCCTGAGACGGCGCTCGGTCTGCGGGGCGAGCTGATGCTCGGCGGCTCCTGGGTGGACATCACCCGGGACATCTACACCCGGGAGCCGATCCGGATCGCCCACGGCACGGCGAACGAGGGGGCGCAGCCGGACCCGGCGAGCTGCGCCCTCCTGCTCAACAACGCGGGCGGGAAGTACAGCCCGCGCAACCCGCTCGGCGAGCACTTCGACCGGCTGCTCCGCAACGCACAGCTCCGCATCACGGTCCCGGCTGAGGAGTCGTGGCTCCGCCTCGACGGCGGGCACGCCTCGACCCCGCACTCGGCCGCGCTCGCCACCCCGGGCGACCTCGACCTGCGGGCCGAGATCACCCCGGACGACTGGGTGGTGTACGGGCGGGTCTGGCCGGTCATCTCCCGGTGGGAGGGGGCGGCGGTCGGCTACCGGCTGTCCGTCCTGATGGACGGCACGCTGGAGCTGGCTTGGTCGTCCACCGGCACATCGGCCGGCCTGCGGGCCGCGGTCAGCACCGCTCCGGTCGACGGGCGGGGCGGGCGGCTGTGCGTGCGCGCGGTCCTGGACGTGAACAACGGCAGCGGCGGGTGTACGGCCACGTTCTACACCGGGCCCACGATGGCGGGCCCGTGGGCGGTCCTCGGTGCGCCGGTCGTGAGCGCTGGCACCACCAGTGTCGCCAACCCCGTCACGCCGCTTGTACTGGGAACGATGCTGGGCCTTCCCTACCCGGGCATCGCAATGGCCGGGCGTCTGCACCGGGCCGAAGTCCGGGCAGGTAGTGACGGCGCGGTCGTCGCGGCACCGGACTTCACCGGGCTGGAGGACGGGGCAGGAGGCGTCACAGACTCGGCCGGCCGCGTGTGGTCGCTGACCGGCGCGGCCACGATCAGCCGCCGCGAACTGCTGTTCACGGGCGAGGTCACCGACTGGCCGGCACGGTGGACCGGGGCCGGGCACGACGCCTATGTGCCGGTGCAGGCCGCGGGCATCCTGCGGCGGCTCGGCCAGGGGCGCCGCCCGCTGGAGTCCACCCTCCGCCGCCGTATCCCCAGTGCCCGGGGCCTGTTGGCGTACTGGCCGATGGAGGACGCGGAGGGGGCCACGTCGCTCTACTCCCCCACGCCGGGCGTACAGCCCATCCGGGCGTCCGGTATGACGCTGGCCGCCGACGAGACTCTGCCGGGGTCGGCTCCGCTGCCGGAGCTGGGCTCGGTCGCGGCGATGACCGCGACGGTCCCGGCGGCCCCGGCCCCGGGGTGGCATGTCGAGCTGGCCTACTACCTGCCGACTCTGCCCGCCGTGCTGACGGAGATCCTGCGCGTCACCATCGCGGGCAGCTCGGCACGGTCGGCGCACGTGTTCGCGTCGACCACCGGAATCCGGATCGAGGCGCGCAACGCCGACGGCGACACCCTCGCCGGATTCACCTTCACCACCCCCGCCGCCATCGCCGATTTCGCCGGGGTCTGGAACCGCCTTGCGATCTTCACCACGGACATCGGCGGCGGGCAGACACGGCTTACCGCGGCGTGGCGGGACATCACGAACGGCGGCCGGTGGCGGGCCTCGACCACGTACACCGCCACCATGGGCACCGCCGCCGCCGTGGTCGGCAACTGGGGCAGCGGCACACAGGGCATGGCCCTCGGCCACCTCGCGGCGGTCAGCGTGCCCGGTACCCCGGACGGGGCGCTCGCCGCCCCCGGGGTGACGATCTACGACGGGGCCGACGGCGGATACGCCGGGGAGACAGCCGCCGACCGCGTACGCCGCCTGGCCGTCGAGGAACCGCTCCTGCGCCTGGCGGCGCGGGCGGGCGACAGCAGCACACCATCCGAGCGGATGGGCCCGCAGGGGCGCACGGAGCTTCTGGCGCTGCTTGGCGAGGTCGTCGACACCGACGGCGGTCTCCTCGCGGAGACGATGGACCGGCTCGGACTCGTCTACCGGGACCGGGCCACCCTCTACAACCAACCCCCGACGCTGCTCCTGGACTACGCGGCCGGACAGGTCGCGCCGCCGCTGGAGCCGGCCGAGGACGACGCCGACCGGCCCAATGACGTAACGGTCACCCGGTCGGGCGGGGGCTCCGCCCGCGTCGTCGTCGACGAGGGCCCCAACTCCTCCCGCCCCCCGGAGGAGGGAGGTATCGGCGCGTACGAGGAGGCAGTCACTCTGTCGCTCGGCAGCGACGAACAGGCCCGCCCGATCGCCGCATGGCGGGCCCACCTCGGCACGTGGGATGAGGCCCGGTACCCCACCGTCCGCGTCGAGCTGCACCGCCGCCCCGAGCTGATCCCGGCCGCGCTCCGGCTGCGCGTCGGGGATCTGGTCCGCATCACCACCCCGCCCATGTACACCGGGCCGGGGCCGCTCGACCTGATCGTGCGCCGGATCGAGCACGAACCGCGCCCCCGGGCGTGGGTGCTCACCCTCGGCTGCACCCCGGCCGGGCCCTACAGCGTCGGCGTGGTCGACGACCCGGTGCGCGGGCGGGTGGACACCTCCGGCACCGTGCTCGCTGCCCCGGTGACGCAGGACGCTACGGCGTGGCCGATCACCGTGACGGCCGGCCGAGACTGGATCACGTCCGCCGAGTTTCCGGGCGACTTCCCGTTCGACGTGGCCGCAGGCGGCGAGGTCGCCACCTGCACCGCGATCACTGGGCAGGCCGAGGACGATTTCACCGGCCGGACCGTATCGGCCGGGTGGGGCACGGCACTCAGCGGCCAGCCGTGGACAGTGCTCGGCGGCGAGCCTGGCGACTACACCGTGTCCAGCGGCACCGGCCGCCACTCCATGACCCCCCGGAACACGATCAGGCACACCCTCGCTGCCGCGTCAGCAGCAGACCAAGACCTTCGGTTCGACTGGGCGCTGTCCGCCCTGCCGGTGGGGGACTCCGCGTACATCTTCCCCATGGTCCGGGCCACCGGTAGCAGCAGCATGTACTTCGGCCGGGTCCAGATCGCCGCGAGCGGAGCCATGACGCTCACCCTCCGGAAACGCACCGGGCCCGAGGTACAGCTCGGCACGGCCTACGCCACGGGGCTCACGTACGTGCCAGGAACGTGGTACACGGTCCGTCTGGCCGTTACCGGCACCACCCTGCGCATGCGGCTGTGGCAGCGCGGCGCCACCGAGCCGGCCGATTGGCACCTCTCTGTCGTAGACACCGATCTCACCGCGCCAGGGTCCGTTGGCTGCCGCTCCCTGCTCGGCAGCGCCGCCACAAACGTCGCGCTGACGGCGAGCTTCGGCCACTTGCACTGCGGCCCGCAGCAGATGACCGTGACCCGCGCCGTCAACGGCATCCGCAAGGGGCACGCGGCCGGGGCGGACGTGAGGCTCGCCCATCCCACCATCGTCGCTCTATGAGGAGAAGCACCACATGCTCTGGTCCCCCGGCATGCGCATAACCGACTCACGTCTGAACGACCACACCCCCATCGCGCTCACCAGCTCGCCGAGCCCTGCGGCCGGTTTCAGCGTGTCGTCGTTCACCGGGCGGCGGGTGGGGGGCGTCACCGAGTGGAGCCTCGTTCTCATCCGGTCGGGTGCGGCCCTGCCCGCCGCCGACTCGACCGGCAACATCGGGGACGTGCAGTGCGCGACGCTCCCGGCGGGCTGTCGCCCCGGCGATCTGTACGTGACCAGCTTCGACAAGGCCGGAACCGCCTCTGGCTCCGTCCGGATTCTGCCTAGCGGCGTCTGCACCCTGACCAGCATGGACCCCACCAGCAGCATCGGAACGGGCGCATCCGTGAACTTCTCCGGGACCTTCGTCACCGGCTGAGACCATCCACCACGCCCCGGCCGCGCGCCGGGGCTTGCCCATGTCCAGGAGGACCACCATGTCCACACCCCTCACGCCCGAGAAGCTGCTCAAAGCCCTGCGCGACGAGGGCCTGCGCGTCGTCGAGGTCGACGGGTGGCGCACCCGCAACCGCAACCACAAGGGCCCGTGGGGGCCGACTCACGGGGTGATGATCCACCACACCGTGACCACCGGCACGGACCCGTCCGTACGGCTGTGCCGGGACGGGCACAGCGCCCTGCCGGGCCCGCTCTGCCACGGCGTGATCGCCAAGGACGGCACCGTGCACCTGATCGCGAACGGACGGGCGAATCACGCCGGGCTCGGCGACGACGACGTGTTGCGCGCCGTCATCGCCGAGAAGCCGCTCCCGCCGGACAACGAGGCGAACACCGACGGCAACCGCCACTTCTATGGGTTCGAGTGCGTCAACCTCGGTGACGGTAAGGACCCGTGGCCGGCCGAGCAGGTCGAGGCGATTGCCCGCGCGGCGGCGGCGATCTGCCGGGCGCACGGCTGGGGCGCGGCCTCCGTGATCGGCCACTCCGAGTGGCAGCCGGGCAAGGTCGACCCGCGCGGCCCGATCGGCACCAAGGACGGGGCCGCGCTCACCATGGCGCGCATCCGGGCCCGCGTCGAGCAGCTGCTCGACAAGGACGAGCCGACCGCGCCGAGCACCCCCTCGAAGCCCAAGCCGAAGCCGACCACGCCGAAGCCGAAGCCGTACGCGCCGCCCGTGTTCCCGAAGGGGCTCGCGCCGGGCCGCAAGGCCCCCTCGGCGCGCGGCCTACAGCGTGCGCTCAAGGCTGCGGGCTACATGTCCCGGAACATCCCGGAGGCCGACTCGTACGGGCCCGCCACACAGGCCGCGACCGCACGGTTCCACCAGGCGCACCCCGCGTACCGCGCCGCCGGGAAGCACTACGACCCCGCCATCGGCCCGCGCGGATGGGCCGCACTCCACACCATCGCCTACGGGAAGAAGAAGTGATCAGCATGAAGTCGAGCACCAGTCGCACGATCCGTACCGCGCTCCAGGCCGCCGTAGGCGTCGCGGTCGCCCTCCCCGCGATCGTCGCCGCGTCCGGCATCCCCGAGTCCCTGCCGTGGGTGGCGGGGGCCCTCGCCGTCGCGGCCGGCCTCGCCCGGGTCATGGCGCTGCCCGCCGTCGAGCAGCTGCTCGACCGTGTCGGGCTCGGCCTCTCCGGGGACGGGCGCCCGTGACCATCCCCACCCCGTCGGACCCGGCCGCCGTCGCCGTCGAGCTGGAAAAGCTCAGGGGCACGATGGAGACCGGGTTCGCGACGGTCAACGGATCGCTGGCCCTGGTGGCGCAGCGCACCGACCAGACCGACCGCATCCTGTCCGACCACGAGCAGCGCCTCGACGCCCTGGAGCGCGCCCGCTGGCCGCTGCCGTCGCTGGCCGCCCTGGTCGGTGTGATCGGCCTCGCGCTGACCCTGTGGCAGCTCTCCCAGAAGTGAACACGCCCCCTCCCGCGCTGTGCGGGAGGGGGCGGTTTCGCCATGTCCGGGCCCCGGCACGGCCTGGTCCGGCACGATGGGCCCATGGCCTACACCGCTGATATCGAGATCCCACCTGGCCGGGTCGTCTGCTGGGACTGCCACGGCACCCGTACCACCGAGAACCCCTACCACCACGAATGCGGCGCACCGTTGTGCGCAGGCGGCCCCCCGGTGATCGAGTGCGCCACGTGCGACGGCCATGGGCACACCGCCGCCGACGACGCGTAGCCGGGCAGCATGACGGCCCGCCCGAGGTCACCGGGCGGGCCGTCGAGGTGCTGCTCTACAGGGTGCCGTCCGACACCGCGCCGACCATCGCGGCTAGGGCGGCGCGGCCGAAGACGAGGGCGGGCCCGGTCGGGTTCTTGCTATCGCGGACGGCGACCGCGCCGCCGTCGAGGAGGCCGCACTCCACACAGTCACCCTGCGAGCCGCTGGCGGAAGACTTCCACCACGCGACGGGCAGGCGGTCCGAGTTGGGAATGATGGTCAT